GGGAAAAGCAGATGGAATGGCTTCAGAAGGAAGTTATCACCCGTCTTGGTCGACACGGTAAGTTAATTATCGTTGGTACCAGAGTGGCACCAGTTGACTTGTACAAGATGCTGCGTGACCCAGGGCAGTGGAGCGGTGGAGTTACTCCATTTACCTACTGTGCTATGCCAGCGGTATTAGAATTTGATGAAGACCCTAAGCAGTGGAAAACCCTATGGGCAGAAACTGACCAGCAGGAAAACGCAAAAGATGAACCACTACCCAATGGAAATTATCCAAAGTGGGACGGTGAATCTTTATTCAAGCGTCGTTCCCAAGTATCTCCTTCAGTGTGGGCTATGGTCTACCAGCAAGAAGATGTCACAGAAGATGCAATTTTTTCTCCCACCTGCGTTGCAGGTTCCGTCAACGGTATGAGAAAACGTGGACCATTAAAGCCTGGCACGCCTGGGCACCCACGTATTGTAGAAGGTGCACACACCATCATCGGACTTGACCCTGCTATGGCAGGTGCTACAGGTGCCGTGGTTGCAACCTATAACCGCTCTGACGGTAAAATTTATATATTGGATTGTGTCAATATGACCGAGCCAACTCCGCAAAAGATTCAAGACCTCATTGAAGAATGGGTTCAGAAGTATAAGCCACAAGAACTGCGTATTGAAATTAACGCACACCAGAAGGCTTACGCACTAGATGACAACCTACGCCAGTACCTGGCTCAGTATGGATGTCAACTGAACTCACACTTTACGGGAAAGAACAAGTGGGACACATCATTTGGTGTAGCGTCAATGGCAGCATTGTTCGGCAATACACGAGATGGACGATTCCAAGATAACAACTTGATTGAACTACCAAGTAACGAAGGCTCTGAAGGCTTGAAGACTTTGGTACAAGAGTTGATTACTTGGAAGCCTGATACTAGAAACCCTACAGACTGCGTAATGGCACTGTGGTTTGCAGTCATTCGCATCCGCGAACTGATGCAAGCAGGGCACCGCGCTCAGCAATACCGAAACAATCGGTGGGCTACTCGCGGTCAGATGTCAAACAGAGTCACAGTAAATCTCAATGAGGTAGTCGCTGACCAGTGGTCAGAACAATACGGATAAGGAAAACAATGGCATTATCAATGAAGCAGGTCTTCGCAAGAGTTGAATCTCTGCGATACCTCAACGGAGAACGCGACCAGCGTAACCTTGACGTGCTTGCAGTTCGTAAGGGAAAGATTGCAGAAGTTTATCCTGACTTCTTTCCAGAGGGCGTTGACTCAAACGTCGTTGCTAACTTCATTGACATTGTTGCTCGTGACCTCTCAGAGGTTATGGCACCACTTCCTGCCATCAACTGCTCTGCAGCAAATGCAGTAACTGACCGTGCTCGCAAGTTTGCTGACACACGCACACGTATTGCTGCTAATTACTTTTCACACTCAGACCTTGCAGTACAAATGTACCAAGGTGCTGACTGGTATCTCACATATGGTTTCCTCCCGTTCGTAGTCGAACTGGATGAAGACGCAAAACTGCCACGTATCCGCATAGAAAACCCATTGGGTGCTTACCCAGAGTTTGACCGCTATGGACGTTGTGTGGCATTTGCTAAGCGATACTCAATGACGCTAGGCGAACTCGTATCTCAGTTCCCTGACTATGAATCCCAGTTACTCGGACGACGAGGATACGACCAGGATTTGACTGCTCAGGTTGAGATGATTCGTTACTACGACAAAGACCAATCAATCATCTACATCCCAACAAAGGAAGACTTAGTTCTTTCTCGTGCAGATAACCCACTTGGGAAGATGCATATTGTCGTTGCTCGTAAGCCATCTATTGATAGCGAACTTCGTGGACAGTTTGACGACATCCTCGGAATTCAATTGCTTCGCAATCGTTTTGCTTTACTTGCTATGGAAGCAGCAGAGAAGTCTGTTCAAGCACCTATGGTACTTCCAACAGATGTCAACGAATTGCAACTTGGCGGAGATGCAGTTATCTACACAAGCAACCCAGCGGGTGTGCGTCGTGTTGAACTTACTATTCCACAAGGTGCATTCCAAGAATCTGCACTGCTTAACCAAGAACTACGTGTTGGTGCTCGTTATCCTGAAGGACGAACAGGAAACATTGATGCATCAGTAGTTACGGGACAAGGTGTACAAGCACTTATGGGTGCATTTGATACACAGGTTAAGTCTGCACAAGCCATCTTTGCTGCTGCACTTCGTGATGTAATCAGCATCTGTTTTGAAGTAGACGAAATTATTTTCCCTAAAGAAAAGACAATTCGCGGAGTAGATTCAGGTTCACCTTATGAAGTTACATACAAGCCTACGAAAGATATCAAGGGCGATTATTCTGCCGATGTTCGTTACGGTATGCTTGCTGGTCTTAATCCCGCGCAAGGTCTTATCTTTATGCTACAAGCATTGGGAGGCGGATTAATCTCCAAGGATATGGCAATGCGTGAGTTGCCATTTACTGTAAACGTCACACAAGAATTAGAAAAGATTGAAATCGAGCAGATGCGTACAGCACTACTCGGTTCATTAACTGCGATGACACAAGCGATTCCACAAATGGCTGCAACAGGTGGGGACCCATCGGAACTCGTAAACAAAATTGCTGCGGTTATCAAGGCTCGTCAAAAGGGAACATCCCTTGAGGACGCTATTGAAGCCACATTTGCTCCGCAGCAACCAGTTCCTCCTGCTGGGGAAGCACCTATGGTTGAGCAACCGTCCCCTGCTCCCGCCGCTGCTCCAGCAGGAGGCGCTCTTCCACCAGAAATGGGTGGAGAACAGGGAGCACCAAGTATTCAAAGTCTTTTATCTTCACTTAGTGGAGCAACAGGACAAGGCAACGCCTCAGTAAGAACAGTTACACGCCGATAACGAAAGCAGGGGACAATGACAACGATTGTTGGCGTGCAATACGAAGACAGTTGTGTTATTGCAAGTGACTCTCGTGTTGCAGAAGGCGGTAAAGTTTATACACATCCAGAAATGGTCAAGGCGGTTGAACGTGGAAGTTACATTATTGGTGGTGCTGGTGACTATCGTGCTCTACAAGTGGTACTCCACGGGTGGTCGCCTCCACTAGTAACTGCGAAAGCAAAGACAAATCTTTACGAGTTTGTGATTAACAAAGTCGCACCTTCTCTGAAGACGACATTGCAAGAAGCAGGTATCGACTTTGGTAAGTCAACAGATAGTGACGACAAGTTTGAATTGCAATTGATTATCGGTATCAACGGAATTCTGTTTGAGATTGATAGCGACTTTGCAGTAGCAATGAATGACAATAACTTTTATGGTATTGGCTCAGGTGGTGATTTTGCACTAGGTGCATTACACGCAGGAGCGACAATACTAGATGCAATGCGAATTGCAGCAATTAACAACAACGGAACTTCGGCACCATTTCACATTCTTGAACAAGTTAGCAAGTAGGAGGAACAATGGCAGGGAATCAAAACAGTGGCGGTATGCGCCCGACTGCTCCGCAGAATAATCCTGCAAACATCTCTGCTACAGGTGGCAACGGACAATCAGGTCGTGACTACACAGGTTTCGCATATGGCGAGAATCAAGCATTATCTCAACAGCAAGCAGGTGCACCTATGGCTAAAGCGCCATCACCTACTTCAGCAGCACCATCAATGGCAAGCAACCTTCCGCAAGTAACGCCTATCAATGCTCCGTCAGAAAGACCTGACGAACCAGTAACGACAGGAATTGCTATGGGACCAGGAGCAGGACCAGAAGCACTCACACTTCCTGGTGCAGGTGACTCGAACGAGGATAAGCAGCGTTTGCTTTCTTATCTTCCAGCACTCGAAGTTGCTGCACAAAGCCCTAACTCCTCGCAAGCCTTCCGCAATTATGTGAGAGTGTTAAGGGCTAATCTTCAATGAGCGATAGAGAAGCAGCACAAAAGGCTTACTCAGATAAACTTAAAGCAGCAAACCCATCTGCATTCGATGCAATCGGTGCATTCAATCAGTATTACAATGCGGATAAGAAGCCACAATCGTTGGCTCTCCCATTGGATATGGGTAAGTCTGTACCACCAAAGACTCGCGCTGAGGCTATTGCGTCTTACAACGCTAAGAACCCTATTGCACCGAAGGCTCCAGACCAACCTGGATTCTTTGGCAAAATCTTTGCAGGTATGGAAACTGCATACAACTTTTCAGCACAGGCTGTCACATTTGGCTTAACTGCAACTGATGATAAGAATCCAATCTGGAACAGTGGCTTTAATCTTGATGGAGTCAAGAAGGCTTGGGACGCATCACGTCAAATCTCACCTGGACAAGCGGTGGTTAGCCAAGTATTTGGCAAGCCAATCAATATGTTCAATGATGTATTCTCAGATGTGGCAAGTTTCACCACAGGTGGTGCAGTTAACACTGACCGCTTCGTGCAAGACCACATCCTATTTGCAGCAAATGACTTTGATATCTTTGATAAGAACCAGCGTAAGAAGGCATTCGGTGACCAGGCTGCAGGACGTGTCAGTTCTTGGGCTACAGATGTAGTTGCTCGCTTTGTTATTGACCCAACTATCTTTGTTGGTAAGGGAGTCAAGGCTTATAAGGGTATCTCTACAGCAGTATCTGGCACAAACGAACTACGTGCTATCTTGGCTGGAGAGCAAACAGGCTTTAAGGCTAATAAGGTAAAGGCTACATTCGAGTCATTCCTTGAGAACACTGACAATATGGATGAGGTTGACCTCTTCCGTGTCAAGGCTATCCGTGAGTCTTCTAACCCTGCATCGCTATCTAGTCTACTTTCTGATGCAAATAAAGAGACAGATAAGTTCTTACGTCACCAACTTAAGACAGATATCATTTTATCTGCACAAGGTGATGCTGTTGCATATGAGCGTCTTACACAGACTAGCGAATTACTTGCTGCTAAAATCGGTAAGTTGCGTGATGAAGTTGCAGATGTTAAGTATATGGGCGCAGGTATCGACAAGACAACAGGTAACTTTACATTTGACCTAGTTAACAACGGCACAGATATTGAAGCAGCCAACGTTCTTATCACACAGCACGAAGATGAACTTGCTAATATCTATAAGCAGTTATCTGCAGAGGCTGTACTTGACCCTAACGTCGTGCCAAAGGTAGATGCTCTATCTGGCTTCCGCCAGAAGTTTGCTAACAGCCAGAGTTTTATTGATATTCGTGCGACTGCTCCAGGCGAGTATGCATCAGCGGTTGCCCCTTGGGGTGCTCGCGTTCTGACTGGATTCTTCTACAAGCGTCCTAAGGGATGGATTGACTTTAATGATAACCAATCTGTACAGACGATTGACAATATGTTATCTCGCGTACGTGGTGTATCTGACAAGCAGGTTGCTAACTACACAGCAAAGATTAATGACATCAAGGCTCAACTCAAGGCTGGCATCAAGGATGACCCTAGAACTGGACTAAAGGCTGAAGATGTAAAGCGAACCCTAGAAGGTCAGTTAAAGAACTTTGAAGATGACCTTGCTAAGTCTCGTTTTTCTGTTGAACGCAAGAATGAACTCTTTGCTCGATACACAAATGCGGTAGATGTTAATGACCGTGCACGTGTGTACCAGGAGATTGAGTCAGAAGTCTTTAGCACTATCGCACGTCAGTACGGCTTTAGCGATGATGCTGTTAAGAAGGCTTGGTCTACATTCCAAGATGGACGTGTCAGCGCACAGAACTTGATTCGTGAGCGTGTATACACAGGTTCACAGGCTGCCGCTGAGAAGGCTTCACTTAAGCCAATCATTGGTGCTGAAGACGGTATGTACATTATTCCTGCACCATTGATGGAAACACAATTAGCGCATCAGTTGCCAACACTTGACATTGAGCAGATGTACCAGTCGCTTAATAAGTACACACGTGGTGCACGCCTTGATAAGGGCGGCAGAGTTTACAAGACCACAAGCAAGGGTCGTGAAGTAGGAACTGAACTTGTTGATGGACTAGATTCATTGATTAAGTTCGAGGTTCTTGCACGTGTTGGTTACCCAGTACGTAACGTAACTGAAGGTTTGATGCGTACTCTGGCTGTTGCTGGTCCTATGGCTATCATTAAGGCAGCATCTGCTGGTTCAAACAACCTTGTTGCTAACCGATTTGTAGGCTCATCGTTCCACGATGTATTTAAGTGGAGCAATACAGTCAAGATGCAGACTAAGCGTTCTGAACTTCTGGCACAGCGTGCTGTGTCAAAGGATGTAGACCTAATTGATAAGCAGATTGCTGAACTAGATAAGATGCTTATGACACCAGGCAAGGTTAAAGACAAGTACGGTATGGGTCTTAACCAGGTAGATGGTATTACATATGAGGACGCACTAGGCGCAACTCCTGAAAAGGCAGCAGCAATCTCTGAGCGATTTGTCAAGAACGCAGCAAAGATTATGGACGATACATTCGTAGAGTCACATAGAAACCTTAGCCGCGCATATGAGACAACTGGTGACTTCGTTACTATTACAGGCGATAACCGTGATTGGGTTGGAGCGTATGAGCGTGTCATTAACCGCCAACTACGCAACTCAAAGATTACATCTCAGTTGCTTGCAGGTAAGAGCGTCGATGAAGTAGAGCAGTTCCTACTTAAGACAGCAGAAGGTCGCAACATTATGCGTAACCTTGGTATGGGTCGCAATGCTCGTGACATTGTTGAGGCTAATGCAATCAACATTGATAGCCTATTCCCACGTGGAACAGAGGGCTTGAAGGAGATTGCTTCTACTCGCCGCATCACCGCTGCAGATATCGAGAAGTTCTTCGGTACTGGAACAGCAGGACGACCACCTGTCAATGGTGCACAGATTGGTGCAGCCAATGGAACAAGTGCTATTGCTAATGCTTTCAGTGGAATCCTTGAAGGTTTCTACAAGTTCGCTGGCGAAGTACCTGAATCAGCATTGGTTCGTAACCCATTATTCGTAGACCTTTACCGCACCCGCGTAGAGGCATCTATCCGAAATGCAATCGAGACATATCCAGGAGAGACAATTCCTCCTGCGTATCTCAACAAACTGGAGAACTCAGCCCGTCAATGGGCACGTTCGGAGATGCGTCGTACTCTTTATGACACATCAGAGCGAGTTGATTCAGCACATACTCTTAAGTACATCTTCCCATTCTTTGGTGCATTCGCTGACGTTGCACAAAAGTGGGGTCGCATTGTTGTAGATGACCCAAGCAAGATACGTATTCTTGAGACAACATACAACTCTCCTGACCGTATGGGTATCACAGAAGAACGCGATGGCAGAACATACATCAACATTCCTGGCGAATGGGCTAAGCGTATGAAGTTGGGTGACCGCCCACTATCAGTACCTAAGGCATCACTTAACCTTATCTTCCAAGGTGGAGCGTGGTGGAACCCAGGTGCTGGTTGGTTCGTACAGTACGGTGCATCTCAGTTGCTACGTCAAGTACCTACGCTAGAGCAGAATGGCTTGATGAAGGAAATTCTTCCTTATGGTCCAGATGGAACTGGTTGGAAAGACCTAGTTCTACAAAGTGCTGGTCTACGCAAGTTGTTTGCAATGGGCGATGAAGCAGACCCAATGCGTGCTAACTTGACTGTGACTATTGCTATGGAAGAAAACCACAAATATGATGTTGGTCTTCGTGATACTCCTCCTACAAAGGAAGAGATTAACCGTCGAGCACTAGGCATCCTTAGCCTTGAAGCAGCAAGTCGTTTCATCTTGCCATTTGCTACAAACACACGCTCTCCTTATCAGTTCTACATTGATGAGTATCAGAAGATGCGTCAAGAAGATTCAGCAAATGCAGCAGAGAACTTCTGGAATAAGTACGGCGATGACTACTATGTATTCACAACTAGCCGTTCAAAGAACAATACTGGTGTCAATGCATCTATCGAGGCAGACAAGCGTGCTACTCAACTTAGCGACCTAATCTCTAAGAACCCTGAGTACGGCTGGTTCGTAGTAGGAGATGCCAACAACGGTGAGTTCTCACCTACTGTTTATCAGAAACAGCGTGAACAAGCAGTTGCTCCTGGCAGCACAACCAAGTTCCGTGAGTCACAAGACCCTTACGAGGCTATTGCAGCAACTCAGGCTGAAAAGGGTTGGAGCACTTACAACAAGGGTATTGACTACCTTGAGTCACAGCGTATTGCACGTGGGCTTAAGAGCCTGAACTCAAAGGGTGCAGAGGACTTGAAGGCTGCAAAGGAACGCTTTGTTGCAGAACTATCTACAGAGAATCCTGACTGGGCAAAGGTACGAGGAAAGATTGACACTAATAAAGTCAACAACTTCCTACAGTTTGCAAAGGAAATGACTCTCGACAAGCGTACTGCTAACCGTCCTGACATCAAGGCTATGTCTGACTACCTAAAGGGTCGTGAGTATATCCGTCAGTTACTAGCAAAGCGTGACAGCCAATCACTTACTAATGAAGAGAACCTTGACCTCAAGGAAAAGTGGGACGCATTCATTGGTGATTTGATTGATGAGAACATTACATTCAACAGAGTATATACACGTGTACTTGAAAACGATGACCTTAGGAAAGGTTTCTAATGGGAGCACTTGATAATCTATTTGGTGGTAGTAGCCAAGGTAGCACAACTGGCGATACTGGTTACATTAACAAAGTATATCTAGGTTCCACTCCTGTAGTTAAGGGTAAGAAAGTAACGTCTCCTACTGGAACTCAATACACAGAGTTAGACACTGGTGGAGAAGTAACAAAGTCAATCACCGAAGTGAAGGATTCTTTCTACACTTGGGATGACCGTACTCTGAATAACTTTATGGCACGTCTTAAGAAGTATGGCTACGATGATGTGACTCTTCCAAAGGCTAAGTCAATCTGGGATATGGCAGTAGAAGGTTCTAGTGCTTGGCTTGCAGGTTCTAATGGTGCACGCAAAGTTACACCTGACCAGTACATCGAATGGTATTCAAAGGGTGCTGGCGGTAACGCAGCACCTGCTCCTACTAAGGCTGTCTACCAGTACGACCCAATTGTTCTAGGTGGATTGATTGACTCTATCTACCAGAAGACTCTAGGTAAGTTGCCAACTGCTGAGGAAAAAGCATTACGCTTAAAGGAACTTCAGGTTGAAATCAACAAGGGCACAGTTACTAAGACTGTCAAGGACAAGTCAGGTATGTCTGTAACTACAACTACTCCTGGCTTTAGCCAAGAGGAAGCACAGTTGAGTATTGCCGAAAAACTTAAGCAAGAGAATCCAGATGACTATGACCGCCAGAAGCGTATTGACTTTTCTGGTTGGCTATCACAGAATGTACAGGGTGCATAAATGGCAGCAGCAGATGCAGCAAATGAGGCAAGACTTAAAGCCGAAGCAGAGGCTGCTCAAAAAGGTGTGCAGACTGCGCTCGAATATGGAATTAGCCAAGCACTTCTAAAGGCATACCCTGAACTACAGGAAGTCTACGACCTATTCAAAGCAGGAAGCACAGGACCTGCACTTGAGAAGTTATACCAAACTAACTACTACCAGAACCTTAGCCCTACAGTCAAGGCTCGTACAAAGCAGAAGTTAGAACAACCTGGTGTATATCTTGACTCACTAGATAAGTACAAGGTAGCAGCACGCAAGCGCCTTGTTGATTCTGGCATCAAGATTTCAATGACAGATTTCGACAAGATTGCTGAAGACGCTTATGCTCGTGGTCTTGATGACAATCAGTTTGATGAAGTACTTCTTTTCTCAGGAAAGATTACTGGTTTTGGTGGAAAAATCCTTGGCGATACATCTGACCTTA